TATTAAAAAATGCTCATTTTATCGTAAATATGCCATATAATCGTCATAATGCTTGTCATATACTACCCAAGCATTTAAAAGACTTACGCAGCCATCGATTCGGCGGTTCTGCTGAAGCTTTACCGGCTGGATTGTTTCAATTCCGTCTTTATTCAGCGCCTTTGCTCCGGTATTTGATAAGCACCACCTGAGCACCGGGTTATTATTATAATTTACTTTGTGCTCCGTGAAGGCAGCGCCCATGTTCTTGAAGCTGTACGACCATGTATAAGGTCCCTGTGCTACCGGTACCATGTCGAAGCCGTAACTGTCCATTTCTGCCCGCCAGTAATTTGCCATTGCCCTGTCATATCCGATATATAAAGGTCGGATATCATATTTCTCTACCATTTCGACAAACCACTTTGTAACGAGGCTGTAATCAATGGCAGCGCCTTCGTTAATAGTCAGCCAGCCTTTATCTGCCCATACTTTGTATGGAGCTTCTTTGCTCTCTGTATGTTCAAGGCGATCAATCTTGCTCTGCGGAATAAAATAATGCTGCAGCACATATATTTTTTCTTTTCCTGGCTTCCTGATCAGGAGTGACGCACATGTCAAATCCGTGGTGGCCGATAGGTCGCATCCGCCTATTGCATAACTGTGGCTGACTTCTTCCATCGTGAAGGTTTCCTCGTTCACGATTGCCTCAAATGGCAGCCAAGTATCAACACCAGACTGAGGCATGTTGAAGTCCTTCACCAAAACGGTTGCTCGGAATGTAGGATCATCTTTTGCTTTTTGCACCATTTCGCGAAGGTATTTCCGACTTTTTATAGTATCTATGCCCGGATTTGCTTTTTCCCAGCAGTTTTCATCATCCCATTCGTTTACATTGTCCAGCTCATAAATAAACGGTAAAAATCGCTTGTTTTGTATTGTCCCGTTCAATATGCTGCTTGCATATGAATATTGCGCGTCAAAGATGCCCTCGCGGACATATCCGTTTGTTGTTATACAGAATAGGAGCGGCTGCCTTCTTGCGCCCATTGCCTGTTTTATAAGATCATAAATATCTCTATTCTTTATCGCCGCCAGCTCGTCAATGGTCGCTCCGGAAGCGTCCAATCCATCCATGCTGTTTGTATTGCTCGCAAGGGCTTTGATAAATCCCATATTACCGGGCATATATAGGTCTACTGCCCGTTTCTTTATGTTTTGCGATAAAATCGGGCTCATTTGGACCATCTTCACTGCTGCATTAAATCCCAGTTTAGCCTGGTCGAGCATGGTTGCCACATTGTAAATCTGCGGAGCTCCTTCTTTGTCATTCGCAAGCAGATCTATTTCCACGGCTGCGGTTTCGGTGGTTTTTCCGTTCTTTCGTCCTTCGATAATAAGGACTTCGTTGTATTGTCTTATATTGCAATCGTCAACAAATCCGAATATTGCCTGAAGCCTTGCCTTTTGGAAGAGCTGAAGTTGTAGCGGTGTCCCAATGTTTCCGGAAGGAACCTTGCAAAAAAGTTCTATGAATTTTGTATGCCTTGTCGCTATGTCATGGTCAAAATGGAACTCATCCGGTGCAAGGTACCGCTCGATAAGTATCTCGCTGATTCGCTTCATTTTGTCACAAGCTGTAATCTTCCCGTCGAGGATCCCGCCGAAGTATTTCTCGAACTCTATCAATTAGCTTCTACCCAATCGAGCAGATTCATATTTGCAGGCATTTGATTCTTTGCATTCGGTATCTGGTCTGTAAGATATTTTATTATCACTCCGTACTGCTTCTGCATCTGGAGGTATGTTGTGACGGCAGCAGTCTGTTTGGATCCGTATTGATAATCTTCGGATATGCCTTCCTTTGTGATCCTGGCTCTCAGGTCTTCCAGCTGTTTTTCCAAAAAGATTGCATCGTCGATCATCCCGCTTGCCACTTTCAAGGTATCCTCGGAGAGAAGCGGGATAATCTCTTTAAGTTTGTACTTTTTTCTCTTTCTTGATGCCATATCGCTTCTTCTCCTTCAAAAAGGGGGTTAAAATGTTCGTACTCGTGCAAAGAAAAGTGGCGGGCAACGGTCGATGTGACCTCCCTCCCGATTTTGCGAATGGGGGGATTGCTCAGCTCGTCGGCTGATCAGGTACCAACATTCCATTCTCGTCGAAGTGAAATCCCTCGCGGCAATCCCCGTAGCTCTTGCCATTAGCTTTGAGCTTGCCTGCTTCTTTGTCTGCTTTATGTTCGGCAAAATGATCCTCACGGCATAAAGAAGTAAGATTATCTGGATTCAAAGTGATCTTTGTATTCCAAATGTTCTCAGGACTTAAATGGATAATATGGTGTACTTCCTGGGCTGGCCTTCCGCATCGGGTACAAGTATATCTATCTCTCATGAGGACATAGGCGCGTACCTTAGCCCACTCCCGGGAATCATAAAAGGCTTTAGCAAATTCGCGTGACATTATCTCATACACCCCAATTCTCTGCACTTAGTCCTTGCCAATTCCCGTGCTTCTTCCTCAGTTGCCACATACTGTTGAAAGGCTATTTGACCTTTCCTACTGACGCGTACATAGTAAGGTTTCTGCAATGTTCTGTCTGTTATCTTGCGATAACATTTCCTATCTTGATTCCAAATGTTTTCAGCTCGGTTGACTATCCTCAGATTTTCTTTACGATTGTCTAACCTGTCGCCATTGATATGATCTATATCCAGATTCCCATCATAATCCAAGATAAACCTATGCAGGTATACCGGAGATGTTCCATTAAATGTGCGTATATATTTCCCATTGGACGACCATCTGTAATTACCAACTCTTTCAGCATCTTCTCTGTCAATGATGGCTGTGCATATATATCTGTCTTTAGAATCAGTGATAATAAGCTCTGCGTGATCATTATAATAGTTCATGCGATTCGCATCGCACCTTGTTCGGACATCTAATATATGACCATACTTTCGTATCTGATCATAATGCCTGCGGCAATATCCATTGCCGGATCTATCTGGTTTTCCTTTACACCATTCAACACGACATTTATCAATCATGTTTGCCTCCTGCTTTGTGTGTCCAAGAACCTCCCGGAGCATACCCGAGCATTCGTTCGTTCTTGAAGTTAAGCATTTCGCTGGTTACTCACGAAATCAGGACAGACACCTTGATGCCTGCCCCGAAATCTGAAAGCGTTATGACCATCACATGTCCACTTCGATTGTAATCCTTTGTGCTGATTATTCATAGCGAACAAGTCGAACATAACGAACGATTTATCTTTGTTGCTGTTGTTCATCGATGAAGCGCTGCAGTGCCATGCGGTGCGAGTCCGGTGTCCCGCCCATGATCTGAGCGACCTCCTTCCAGGTCTTGCGGTCGATGCACCGGCAGGTCAGCAGCACTCTGTAATATGGATCCTCTATCGTTTCTATAAACTCATAGAGCTCTTTCCTTTTCTTCTCTGCTTTGTCCTGAAGGTTTGATATTATTTTCAAGGTCTCGGACTTCCGCCAGTCCTCCGGATCCGTTTCCTTTTTCCCGCTCCACAGTTTGACTTCCAGATCGTAAGCCCATAGCCTGTAAAGGTCTTCACTTTTCATCGTCCGCCCTCCCTGATCTTAGCGCCGCATAGCTTGCAGTAATATGCGCTTTGTCCTACAATGCCATTGCAGATGGGACAGTGATCGTAATCGGTGCCCTGGATCACTCCGAGCGGTTCATCTATGTGAACGAAGGGTTTTATTACTTTTAGTATGTGCTTTGTTACTTCCTCGTTGATCCCGTCCCGGATGTTAATCGGCAGGCCGTTTTTCATGAACCAGTCCTCGATGTCTTCGAGGAGCTCTTGTGCTTCCGGTGCTCTCATTTATTTACCTCCGCCAATACCCCATCAAATGCAATATCTATCTCTTTAAGTGCCGCTTTATCGCCTTTGTGCTTTTCTATCAGCTCGATGTATAAGTTTAATATTTTCTCCTTAAATTCTTCTTTCGTCATTCGCTCACCTCCGCTAAATGCTTGTCGATTATTTCCAGTGCCTCTTCAAGTCCGTCAATTCTTCCGTCATCACGCCCGCTCATCCTAAATGGAATGTCATCGGCAATATTTTGTATCTCGTCCTTAATCTTCCTAATGGCTTCCTTCAGTTTATTATTTTGTTCTTCAAGTTGTTTTATCGTCCAATAACAATCCTTTTCTGTTTGCGTTTGTGGTATATCGTCCCCATATGCCAAATGTTTATCTGTCAGTCCCATTCTCTACCTCCTTATCTGCTTCAAGAATTGTCGGCATCCAATCAACTTGTGCGATTGCAACAGCGTTTTCATATCTGTTTTCATCGTGATATTTATATTTTTTCAATTCATCTGCATCGATCAGCCTTCCATGTCCTTTGGGAAGTACAGTACCGTTTGCGATTGCCTTTAGCATGGTGCCGAATGTACTCCCTTTCATATGATGTCCGTTGATTATGTGACCATCATCTATAAATTTGTGTAACATACCAACGGCATCAAACGTATCCTTTGGAAGCCGTATTAATACTTCAACTGTTTCCATCCACATCACCCCTATCTGCCTTTACCACCGCCACGGCATCATCAATTTGCCGTATTGAGTAACAATTCACATCACCTATTTCTTCGATTTCCAGTTTGTCTCGGTCAATCAAATCTCCATGTCCTTTTGGAAGTGGTGTGCCGTTCTTGATTGCCTTAATGACCTTGTCTGTATTTGCATCGCTGAGTTTAATACTAAACGAACTTTTGATATTAGTATATATTGTCTTTGGTACATCAATTACTATCTTCATTCCTTATCCTCACTTTCCTGTGGCTCAACCATCCTTGCTCCACAGTTAGGGCAATACTTATACTCCGTATGTGGTTCAATGTTTGCCGTAAATGTCGATACAATATATCCACATTTATTACACTCATAATCTTCATGTGGTTCTTGATCTATACCAACCCATATTGCTGTCTTTTCCTTTGGTGTTGGTATTACTGGTGGTAACTGTTCAATTTCTTTATAAGCATCATCTTTAATAAGCTTTTCGCTCCATAGTACCTTCCCTTCACAGTTTCCTTCTTGTGAAATATTAAAACGATACCTATTATTCTTCAAAACCTCAAGTACCGCCTGTCTGCTTACGCAATCCTCACAAGGTTGTTGCTCTAATGCTTCCCTTGTATAGCCAGTCCGGATCGTCCTCAAACATGGCATGTTCCATTAGGTCCTCGTCCTGGGCGAATAGTTCCTGCGGCTGGTAGTGTTTCGGGAGCGGCATCCATGCGTGTACTGTCGGATTGTCGAATGCCACCCAGTGATCTTTCCATTCGTGATATGCGTATGAAAGGAACCATTCAGGCTCTCTGTCATCATCGTACTTTATAAAACAGCCTATAAAAAAGCTATGGTCTGCCCTAATGCTCTGCGTTATATATCCGGAAGCCTCCACTAATACTTCGAGGCCGCTCGGTGGCATTTTGTCGTTAACGTCTATCCACCCCATGCTTTATTCCTCCATCATAAATTCGTCCGGAAGCGGTATAAGTATTCCGGTTTCTTCCCTGATTGTTTCCTGCAGCTCCTTCCAGTTGACGTATCCGTCCACCAGGCATTCTGTCTTTGTGTTAAATCTCCGGATGAAGCGGTTCATTCTATCGAATCCGAATCCGTATTCGTCCCGGAGCGTCATGCAGGTCATCATTAAAACTGTGGCCAGCGTGTTCTTC